TAGGAAGCGCACGACGAACAAGTGAAATCAAGATTGGATCGTATGAACCAACTGATGTACCTGTTCCGAGACCGCCACCTGAGTTTGTAGGAGCAGCTTCGTTTAGCTGGCGGCCTTCCTCGGCCATTGCTTTTTCTTGGTTCTCAAGAACTACGGCTGTAACCGCACGGCGGTATGGGTCCTTAATTCCCTGAAGACCATCGTGGTCAAGAACTGGTGACCACTTCTGTTCTAGTTGTTCTGTTAAATACATTTTAGTTTCCTTCTTTCTATGTTTAGTTTAGTTATTATAACTAATTAAATTACTTTGGGAGGCTTCTACCAAGTGCCTTTACGTAGTTTGCCATAGGACCCTCAAGATTGCTTTCGTTAATCATTGATGGATCTGAGGACTCTACGCGGTCAAGAACAGCATCAGATTTAACTGATGTTGGGAAATAGTTCTCCCGTAGTGTTGAAATCTTTTCGATAAACTGGTCATCCTTAGTATAAGCAACATTCTCAACGAGACCTTTAAGTTTCTCGGCCTGAGTAGTTGTAAGACCTTCACAAACATAAGCAGTCAACTCGGACTTACGAGCCTCAGCAATCATACCTGTTAGGGCAACATTGCGTTCAATCTCTTCATTGAGTTTTGCTTCAAGTTCTTCAACAGTATGTGAAAGTTCTTCTACAACGGCAACTTCCTCTTCAGGAATGTCGATGTAGTGTTCGGCGAATAGTGAACGGAGACCGCCGATGAAATCTTCGGTAAGTTCGCTACGGAGAGCGGACTCAACGGCAACTTCATTTTCTTCGATCCACTGTTCAACTACGTAATTGAGATAGTTATCAACGTCAGATGAAAGTTGTTCCATAATCTCTGCAACTCTTTCTTCCAATGTCTCTGCATAAGCCTGCTCAAGTAGGGCAACTTCTTCTTCAAGTTTCGCTTTTACAGCAGCTTCAAAAATTGTGGTTGCCTTAGCATGAAAATCTTCTGAGAGGTTTTCACCTTCTAGTAGGGCATTTACATGCTCTGACATATCAACCTGATATGCTTCTACTGGTGATTCCTCTAATTCTTCTGTCTCTTCGTCTAAAACTTCTTCTGAAAACTCAAAGTTCTCTTCAATAGCAGCAAGGATCTCTTCTTCGTCAAGACCTGCTTCAATTGCTTCGTTAATGAAATCTTCTAGTTCCTCGGAAAGTTCTAGTTCTTCTTCCTCAAGGTTCTCTTCTTCCATTGAACAAGCAGACGCAGCCATCTTTGACTTCTTAGCTGCTTCTTTAATGGTAGCAACACGCTCTGCAATTGCTGATGTCTCAGCAACTACTGGACGGTCATCTTCCATCTCTTCTGGAAGACCAGCAGGAGCAGATGAACCAGACTGTGGTTGTGCTTTAAGTGTTTTTTTCTTTTCACCTGAAACTGATGAAACAGATGACTTTGATGTGTCTTTGCCAACGTCAGACGCAGCAGCAGCACCTAGATTAAGGTTGCCCTGTGATGTTGGTGTGTTACCACCAAGGTCGTGTTGAACACCTTCAAAATCTTTATTACTAGATGCGCCTGCACCATTCTGTGCGCGCTTTTTATCTTCTTTATATTTTGTGCCAGGATGTAATGTCTTGGCATTAGCTGTAGATGCGGTTGAAGGATCAACTGGATTAGGATTTGAAATCTTACCAGGTGATACTTCTGGATAAGCACCTTCAGTTAGTTGCTTACCTTCTAGCACTGCTTTCGCTGCTTCGGTTAGTGATTTACCCATTTTTAGGATACTCCTTTATTTCCTATGTTATTTAGTATTTTTATAATTTTGAAATATAATTTTCAAAAATCTTTAAGGCTACTGATTCGATATCGTGTTTGGATGCTTCTTTAATGAGTTTAACTGCACGGTAATGGTCTTGTTCATGCCACTCTCCGTTTAGAAATACCCACTCTTTACCTTCCATAATACCACGAACGAATGCCTCTGGTGCTGATGGGTCGGCCACAACATCTGCTGCTGTTGCTAACTTGTAATCATCTTGGACTTGTTGAAAACCATTGTGTGCTTTTAGAGACCCTACGCCTCTTGTTGATACACCAAGGCTTGCACCACCATCTAGTAGACTCTTAACAATTTTACCGTTAGGAGTATCTAAAATCTTTGCTTTACCAATAAAGTTTGTCCCGTCAGGGTGTAATGATGTAATCATGTGGGACACACGGTCTAGGTTGATTTGAGGATTCTCAGGATGACCTAGCTCACCAAATGCTCTGTTCTTTTGAACGTATTCGCGGTTATAACGATCCGCCTCTTTGGAGAGGACACTCATGGGATATACACGACCGTTTCTATTGACCTTTTCAGCCTGCATGAAGATGCCGGTGATATAGTGGTTCTTTCCACCTTTACCATTATCTTCAACAAGATACTGAATGTCTAGAATTTCTTCGGTTATTAGTTTCATTGGTTTCCTCTACCTTTAGGTATATTTAGGTGTTTTCTTCTGATAATGGTGAATTTGCTGCAAGACCTTTTCCAAGACCTTTTACTATACTTCCAAGGGCTTTACCTACATGATATGGAGCATATCTTTTCATTACCATTCTAACTTTACCTCTAGATCCTCTTGCTTGAAGTTCTCTTGCTTTGGACATGGCATCACTGTATCGAGTATCCATATCTTTTTGTCTATTAACAATACTTTTTATAGGTTTATCGGCCAATTTCTTTAGTCCATCTTTTAAACCATCATTAGTAGAACGGTTAACTTTAAAAGTTTTTTGCAAATCTTTATGTTGAGCAGCTCTTTTTTGTAGTTCTGCATCACTCACATCTTCATAACTTCCTTCAGAAATCTTTTTTTTACGGTTTGCTTTTATTTTTGGTTTGCTAGGTTTATCATCATTAACAGTACCAATAGAACCTAATCTCATATCATATGGATCAGGTAAAACATCAGCAGCTTTACGATAACCTGCTTTTTTTCTTCTGTCAATTTCCGCCTTTGACATACCGCCCATAGCCTCAGCCTGCATCATTTTCTTTTTTTCAATAAGTTTCTTCTCAACAATGTTATTCAAACGTTCTTCAAATAACTGACCGGCGGACACGTAATCTTCTGAAAGGATGTGTTCTAGTAAGTCGCTCATGATGGTTTCTTATTCCCTTGATAATCATACCAGTTAAATGCCGCAGGGTCGGAACCTTGACCAGCAGAGAAATCGGCATTGTCTTTTTTAAGGTCAATGAAAACTGTAAAAGCATCACCCGCGGCGCCGCCTGGGTTAGACACCACAATGTTTCCGTTATTGTTTGCTGGGTCTGGATTAGGAATAACACCGTTAAGACCCATTGGATCGAAGTTGAAATCAAATGGACCAGAACCAAATGTTACAATGGTTGTATTGGCATTACCTGCCCACTGTAGTTTAGCATATCCTGATTTGATATATGCCTGACCGAAAATTCTTTTAATGTGATGACCATATGATTTACGGTTGGTCTGACCTGCTAAGAACTGTCCTGTATTGCTAATACCAATACCAGTTGTTAGCATCTGACCTGTTGTGTTGAGAGCATAGGCAAGGTTAGCAACGTTAATAATAGGTGTGCTATTAGCAAGAGTGCCGTCTGTTTCATATGTATATTTGAACAAAGTTCTGGTTGTGCTATCAACCAAAATTTGTGATGTTGTGTTAGCTGCCATTTCTGTTTGTCCTACTGCTTAATTGAAAAGTTTAATAGTTTCTTGAAGGACTCAAGGTCTTCATTTAACATATTTTCAACAATCTTTTTGTTTTTAATGTTAACCGAGTCATATACTTCAAGGATTCTTTTTGCCATAGATGTATTTAGTGTAACTTGCCTTCCGTTTATAGGAAGGTCTATAGTATCAATACCTTCTTTAATCATGGCACGAATATCTGTAATCTTATTTTCTTTGACAGGTGCAAGCATGGCCTGTCTTTCTTTTGTTTTCTGAATAGGATTATCTAAAGGTGCTTTATCCCAAGAACTGGAAACTCTAGCAGTAGCTTTAGATTTTTGACTAGGTGTGCTTGCTGACTTAGCTGGTTCATCTGCTTTTTTATCATCGTCACCAAACAATGCTTTTCCT